TTAAAATGCAAAGACACTTTGTTGATGGAATGAAATTATATAAAGAGATGCTTGATGCTGGTATTGCAAAGGAGTGTGCTCGGTTTGTACTACCACTTGCTACACCCACTAGGTTGTACATGAGTGGTAGTATAAGGTCATGGATGCACTATATAGATTTACGTTCTGCACATGGAACTCAAAAGGAACACATGGATATTGCAGAAGCATGTAGAGACATCTTTATAGAACAGTTTCCAATCATTGCAGAAGCACATGATTATGTACACACCCAATAGAACTTATCAACAATGCCTACGTACGATTTTATTAATAAGGAGACAGGTGAGATTACTGAACTTGCTATGTCAATGACTAAGCTAGACCAGTTTAAAGAAGAACATCCAGAGTTGGAAAGATACTTTGGTAATCAAGCAACCTCTGCTACTTATGGCAAACCTAAATCTGATGATGGATTTAAGGAGGTTATGTCTAAAGTACAAGAGGCACATCCACTTGCAAACTTGAGTCGTTTTACATAATGCCAAGAGCTAGAAAGAAATCTAACGGTAACGGTAATGGTACTACACCACTACAACCCATGTCAAAGAAGATGATGAAGAGGAAAAAACCAATTGATAAGTCATACATGACTGAGATCAAACCTCTTACAGATAATCAAACACTTGCGTTTGATGAGTATAAGAAGGGGAAGAATCTTTTGCTGCATGGTGCTGCTGGTACAGGTAAGACATTTATTATGCTTTACTTAGCACTCCAAGAAGTATTAGATGAGACTTCACCTTATGATAAAATATACATGGTAAGGTCACTTGTACCTACAAGAGAGATTGGATTTCTTCCTGGTGACCATGAAGATAAGTCATACTTATATCAGATACCTTACAAGAATATGGTGAGGTATATGTTTGGTATGCCAGATGATAACTCATTTAATATGCTCTATGATAACTTACGAACGCAAGAAACAATTGACTTCTGGTCTACATCTTTTATCAGGGGTACTACTCTTGACAGTGCTATTGTTATTGTAGATGAGTTCAGTAACTTGAATTTTCATGAATTAGATAGTATAATAACAAGAGTAGGTGAAGACTCTAAGATTATGTTCTGTGGTGACATCACTCAGACAGATCTAACAAGAGAATCAGATAAGTCTGGTATCTCAGACTTCATTCGTATCCTTCAGGAGATGAAGGACTTTACTTGTATAGAGTTTGGCTTAGATGACATCGTAAGGTCTGGTCTAGTCAAGCAATACTTAATTACAAAATACAATCTTGGTATCTAAATGAGTTTTACCTTCGTTAATGATCCTATCAAACCGATAGATGTTGAACCAATTAATAAAGATGGGGTAAGGTTCTACCCAATTCCTGGTGCGGATAAATATTATCCGAGCGTTACCTCAATCACATCGTTTAAGAACGCAGCATTCTTCGCAAGTTGGAGAAAGAAAGTAGGTGAGTTAGAGGCTAATCAAATTACTGCCAGAGCAACACAAAGGGGTACTGCCTTTCATAGTATCACTGAGGATTATATTAAAGATAAATTAAATCTTGAAATATACTTGGAAAATAATCCATTATCTGTTAGAATGTTTCAGTCGGCCAAGACCACTCTTGATCGCATTGATAACATTCACTGTTTGGAAACTTTCCTATACTCACATTACCTTGGACTTGCTGGTCGTGTAGACTGTATTGCAGAGTTTGATGGTGAGTTAGCAGTAATTGATTTTAAAACCTCCACTAAAGAAAAGAAGGAAGATTGGGTTGAACATTATTTTGTTCAAGAAACTGCGTACGCAGCAATGTTCCTCGAACTCACAGGTATTGAGGTAAAGAAAATTGTCACACTCATTGCGGTTGAAGATGGATCTGTTCAAGTATTTCAGAAGTACAATCTTGATGACTATCTACAACTACTCAAATCCTACATTGAAGACTTTGTTAGGGGAAAAAATGCCTAAAGAAAACGTATTAGAAGATAAATTTCTAACCCCTACTAAATTCTCTCAAGAGATTGAGAGATTAGTACATGACAGTAATGGATTAATAACTTATATCGAAGCAGTAGTAACATACTGTCAAGAGAAAGAGATTGAATTAGAAACAGTACCTAAACTGTTAGCTAAACCTCTCAAAGAAAGATTGAAGTATGAAGCTCAACGTCTTAATTATATGAAGCAAACAACTAAAGGAGTATTACCTTTATGACTTTTTTTAAATCAGATCAAGTTCAGGAAAATTTACAGGATATATTCAACACGTATCAAGAGATAGCATCTGTGACTAACCAAGTACCTACCATGTCAAAGGAGGATAGGTTAGAGCATATAGAAAGTTGTAAGGTACTCATTGATAAGCAGAAGACATTCTATTTCAGACTGTCTCTTGCTGCTAAGGAAGATGCCGAGGCAGCAGACATGAGAACAAGGATTGATGCCTTGTCTCAAGCATTCGGATACAAGAGTCTCTTGGACTGTATGGATGCTATGGTAGACACGTTAGGAAAAGCAGAAAAATCACAGCTTGACCTTACCTAAATAGTATGCTACGATTACACAGTAGCAATCAAATACACACTCAATACGGAGAATACGATTATGTCATTTGCTTCACTAAAGAAGGCTGCCAATAAAGGTAGTACTCTTAGTAAACTGACACAAGAGATAGAAAAACTCAACCAACCTCAGACTACAGGTGCTGATGAGCGTCTATGGAAACCTGAGTTGGATAAATCAGGAAACGGTTATGCCGTTATCCGATTCCTTCCTGCTCCAGATGGAGAGGACATGCCTTGGGCAAAAATCTGGTCACACTCCTTCAAAGGACCTGGTGGTCAGTGGTACATCGAGAACTCTCTTACTACTATTGGTAAGGATGATCCTGTCGGTGAATTGAACAGGGAACTATGGAACAGTGGTCGTGAGACTGACAAGTCAACTGCTAGAACACAGAAGAGAAAACTCTCTTACTATTCTAACATCTATGTTGTAAGTGACCCTGCACATCCAGAGAACGAAGGAAAAGTCTTCTTATACCGCTACGGTAAGAAGATATTTGATAAACTAGTAGAAGCAATGCAACCTGCATTTGCTGACGAGACTCCACTAGATCCATTTAATCTATGGAAAGGTGCAGACTTCAAGGTAAAGATTCGTAAGGTTGATGGGTACTGGAACTATGATAAGTCAGAGTTCGCTGCACCTGCTACTCTAGGTAAACTAGATGATACAGAACTAGAAGAGATTTGGAAACAGTCTTACTCACTTGCTGAGTTTGAAGCACCTAAGAACTTTAAGTCTTATGAGCAACTACAAGCAAGATTGAATCTAGTATTAGGTAAATCTTCACGTACACCAGCACCTGTTGTTGATGAGAGTGAAGAGGAAGTAGTACCTGCTAATTGGGGTAAAGAAGTTACTGATTTCAAAGCGAAAGCAGTTGCTGCTGCTCCAGCAAGCGGTGAAGAGGATACATTGTCATACTTTGCTTCACTAGCAGAGGAGGACTGATTATAAACTGGCACAAGGAGGACTTCATATCCTCCTTTTGCTGCTATAATTAGTATATTAAAAGGAGATTTATGAAGTTTACACCATTGCTTTTGATACCCTTCTTGTCTGCAACACCAGCACAAGCTGGGTGGAAAGATTTTTTTCAACCAGGATGGTCAGAGTCTGAGATCTGTTACAAGAATGTATACAGAGAGGAGTATGTACCAGGCACTTACAACAATCCAGGTTACGTTGAAACATTTAAAGACAGGGTAGAGATTCCCTGCAATACTGTTATTACAGGAGGAGGAAGAGAACCTCATTCTATAGGTGTAAGACCTTCAAGACCACCATACAGACCTTACAGACCTTCACGTGATGGAAACGAATGTGGTGATGGTAAGATTGCTGGTGGTATATTAGGTGGTGGTCTTGCTGCTGCTATCTCACAAGGAGATGGAAGATGGTGGGCAATTCCTTTGGGTGCTGTTGTTGGCAGTCACATTGGATGTGATATTGATGGAGGCTAATGGATATACATGACATCCCTGGTGTAGGTGGATTCTATACAAAGAAAGAAGTAGATGCTTTAATTAAGGCTGCTGTAGATGAAGCGAGAGCAATTGATGAAGAGTCTATGCGTAAGCATAATAGAGATGCAACTATCATTAGTATGATACTTGGGTTTACAGTTCTAGCATTGTTTGTAGATGGTTTGTTGAGAATCCTTGGTATCATTCCACCATTTATGGATATTGACGTTGATATAATAGATGATATAATAGAGAGAGTAGAGACTGATGTTATGCCAATGGTTCAGGATACAGTTAAGAAGATGCCACGGATACGATGACTCTAGAACAAGATTGGGATTCCTATTTCCAACAACGTCCTAATGGTGGACCTTGGGATGTGGAGAATAATTATGTTCCAGATCTATCTGTAGTAAATTTTATTAGAGAATATAATGTACCAAGCACAGCAAGAATATTAGATTGTGGTTGTGCTGATGGTAGAAACACTAAGTATCTTGCAACTAGAAATTGTACAGTAATTGGATTAGATTTTTCAAAGACTGTAATAGATAGAGCTGCTAAGTCTATCCCTGAAGCAACTTTTGTGTATGGTGATGCTAGATCATTACCATTTGCTGAAGGTACTTTTGATTATATTATTGATGCTGGAGCACTTCATGTTAATCATCCAGATGATGCTCTCTTTATTATAGAAGAGTATCATAGAGTTCTTTTGTCTTCGGGTAAAGTATTCATTAGAGTATTCTCTGCTGGAGATGACTCATTATATGAACCTATTTTTAATGTAACAAAAGATAGTTTACCAGTCTACGGATACACTGTTGAGGAATTTGAAACTCTTATTGAAGATCATTTTCGTGTGTCAAGAAGGACTAATGCTCCTATGTACGGTGCTCATGGTAACGGTTGTAATTATTACCATCTATCAAGGAAAACTTAAATCATTATAAAAAAACCCTCTTTTATGAGGGTTTCGTTATAAAATAGTGTGTAAGATTCAACACAATACAAATGTCAGGAGATTTTTTCTCACATAATGATCAACAACCACCTATACCTGTAAAACAGGCACGTGACCTACAACAGAGATGTAGAGCATCGCTGGCTATGGATGAGATTAAAGAATCTCGGTGGTATAATACAAACTATATTTTAGAAATAGAATCTATGTTAGTCAACGAACGATACAGGACTGGTAGTCCAATGCAAGAGTAAGGGGGTCATATATTATTCGATCTTTGATTCCCAGGAAACCGCAAAAAAAACTCGGCATGTTTTTTGGCAAAAAGGGTTTTTTACCTAAACATCAATACTTGAAGAACCAGGTCCATTATCATAAGAAGTTACAGTTCCTAGTTCTACTTGATTACTTACACTAGCACTAATATAACCTCTAGTGTCTATGAATCGCTGTGCTACATTTAGCACAGTTTTTTTATTGTTTTGATCATCCAATTCTGAATGTGGTTCATATGCAACCAAATTGGAAAATTCGTCAGTAATCATATTTGTTAATTGTCCTGTAGGAATTCTTATAAGTCTCTTCATATCGTTTTCATACGATTCGTGCTCATAATTACTTACTGGATATATTGATTCTTCTGATGTCTTAGTTGTTCCGTCTGGTAATACTGCTCTAAATGTGGAATTAACCTCTATACCTCTTTTAATGAAAACTATATCATTGTACAGTATTTCTTTAGTTTCGTAATGATGGACTTGATCGGAATCTGTGTATTTCTCCTCACAGTAGTTTTGAAGGTCATATTCGGATTTTGGCCATTGTTCGTATACGTCTGTAATGTTGTTTACGAGAAGTATTACCCAATCAAGTCCAGAACTGCCAAGTACTGCTAATGCAAGATCTGAAGGTTTAATTCCATCTGGGATAGATGTGGTTTCAAACAGAGTTGTGTATTTTTCAAGATCATCTCTTATCTTACATCTTCTGAAGATATTCTTGACAAGGCGATATTTGAAGGATTCGTCATCTGTAAGACCTTCTCCAATATAGGTATTTGGTAATTGTGAAAAATATGCCATATTTAGTAACCGTCTACGATATCTTCTGTTGTGAGTAGTTTAGTCTCTGTAAATTGTACGTTTAGTACTAATGCTGGTACATTGAGCAGTGAATTACCACCTGCTCTTTTTAATGCATTGTATTGGTTATCTGGAGTATAATTTACTGTAACGTTTGTGCATACTGAAGGATGAATTTTAAAATGTAGATTACTATCTAAATCACCACCACTTGATACTAGATTTCCTTGAGAGTCAAAACGACAGAATTGTATATCAAATTTTCTTGGAACTTGGAAATATCGCTGACTTTCAGCAGTTGTCATCAATTGTTTCTTTCCTGTCCAAGGATCATCATCGCTGTTATCCCATCCAAATAGATCTTTCAATGCTTTGATTGTTTCATCAAATGGTTCGTATTTTGCTCCTTTTTTACCAATTTGGGATTTCTTTTTTCGTACTTTTCTTGCTAATTTACCAGATTCAAATGTTGGGTGAGAACCCATTTTAAACCATTGACAAATTGACCATATATTTTCTGCTTCTGTAGGGTTTCTAGCAAGCATCTTAAAACTGAAATTATGATTACGGAAACTCATGTTATTGAAGACTTGTTCCGTATAGGGGTTAAATATTCTCCCCTTTGTCATTTGCTCTAAACTGTTAATATCAACACTACCTTGTAATCCTAAAAATCCACTAATACTGTTTGCTGCCTGTACCATTGCACTTGCACCAAATTCAGGATTTGCTGCTTTTGCAGCCATTTGGATTGTTTCTGCTAATTTATCAAAATTTATATCACCTTCTACATTTGCTGCTGCGTTAGCAAGAGCAATACCACCAACTCCGAGATCTACTGTTCTATAGTTTGATTGATATGTTGTTGATAATGCTGGTGGCATATTGATGTATACCGTATCATTATCATATACCTTATCTGCTTCAACTGCACCTATATTTCCACCATAAAATGCTTCATTACTGTCTTTGAATGACATTTGGAAGCTTTTAAATCTAACCCAGTCAATTGCATAGGTAGCACCATCAGCATCTCTATGACGTTCACCGTGAGATACAGGAGCTCGGTATGGGTATCTAAAAATTGACAACTTAACTACCTAAATATTAACGTGACCTGTATTTATTTATGCGTTATAAGCGAGGAAAGTACTTTCCTAAAAAACCTAATAAGTATAAAGGTGATTATCGTAATATAGTCTATAGGTCAGGTTGGGAACTTAAGTTCATGAAATTCTGTGATTATAATTCTTCTATTACCGAATGGGGTAGTGAAGAAATTATTATTCCTTATATTTCACCTGTTGATGGTAAACGTCATAGATACTACCCAGATTTTTATGTTAAATCTAAGGGTAAAAAGTATATAGTAGAGGTTAAACCATTAAGACAGACTAAAGAACCAAAAACGCAGAAAAAGGTTACTAAAAAGTATATTAATGAAGTTGTCACTTGGAGTGTCAACAATGCAAAGTGGAAAGCAGCAACCGAGTTTTGCAAAGATTATAATATGGAGTTCATGATCATTACAGAAAAGGAGCTTAGAGTATAATGCCTTGGCGTTCAGACATACCACATAAACAGCAAGCTAGATCGGGGTATCCAAGTTTGCAAGAGATGATGGCATTTTCCTTAAAAGATAAGGATTATTCTCCAGCTTCGACTAATTTATTCACAATACACATTACAACACCAGCGTTATTAAAAAACTGGCAGGCAAGAGATGATGGAAGTCATACAATATCAGATACTATTGGATATAGAGATTCAACATTTATGCCTGATGCAGGTGGTAAAGGTGGACTATTAGGTAAATGTTTAAATTTTTATTGTCAAACTATTAGTATACCAAGTAAACAGGTTACAACTGGTTCACTTGTTAATATAGGTACTGCAACTAAGTATGCTACAGGATCTGCTTTCAGTCAAATTTCTGCAACCTTTATTGCACCTAAATCTCAACATAGTAGAAATTTCTTTGAAAGATGGATACAATTGATGGCTCCTGATGCCAATCAATATAGTGATTATTATGATTATTATAATGCTCCTAGAATGATGATTTTTAAATGGGAGAAAGGTGGACAACGTGAAGAACCTTATACATTTGAAACTAGAAATCAAAATGCAAAGATAGAAGGATGGAATCCTAATGATAGACATCCACAGAAAGCATTTAATTATAAGTTGACCGCTAGTTGGGAGATGCAACAAGCATTTCCTTATAATCTAGGATCTACTCAGTTAAATAACCAAGCAGCACGTGCTATGACGTTTACAGTAGGATTCTTCTTTGAGCGTTATAGATTCTATACAGGAGCAGATTTTGATGAACCTGGTATAAGAACACAAATCTCTATTCCTGGAATGGGATCACGAGATAATGATTATTATGATCCTCTTGTTGATGCTCAACAGATATTTGGTGAAGTAGATGCAACACAAAAATCCCTCGGAATATGGTAAAATAATATGCCACTACCAGAAATACCTTACGACCCCTGGTTTCATAAACCTCACCCCCACGATTCTATGCCTATTGCAACCGATGAACCTTTAGATCTTGCACCAAGTTCTGTAGAACCGCAAGATGAAGAGAAAGAAGAAACACCACACGAAACTGCTTATCGTTTAGCAGTTGAAAAACATAGTCCTTGGCCTGGCGGAGGTTCCGAGAACTTTCATAAATAATTTTACTGAATTGAATTTACAATGCCATTACCTACATTAACTGTACCTAAGTACAAACTGAAACTGCCTTCTGATGGCAGAACTGTCAATTTTAGACCTTTTCTTGTAAAAGAAGAGAAATTGCTACTTCTAGCAACTGAGACAGGTAGTCAAGAAGATATTGTTGCTGCAATTAAAAATATAATTGCTGAATGTACTGATATTCATGATATTGATGACCTTCCAACTTTTGATATTGAATATGTCTTCCTTCAAATCCGTACCAAATCTGTTGGTGAGGCTGTTGAAGTTAACGTGACATGTCCTGATGATGGAGTAACGGAAGTACCTGTTAAAATACCTTTGAATGAAATCAAAGTCAAAAAAGACAAGAAGCATAAGAAGGAGATTAAATTGGGTGAAGATATTATCTTAACTATGACTTATCCTAGTTTAGATACATTTGTTCAAATGAATTTCCAAGATGAAGAACCTACTGTAGATTCTGTTTTTGAAATGGCAGCAGGTTGTGTAAAGCAAATTGCTGATGCTGAACAAGTATATGATGCTTTAGATACTCCTAAAGAAGAATTGATAGAATTTTTTGACCAGTTGAGTAGTAAGCAGTTCCAAGAAGTACAAGCCTTCTTTGATACTATGCCTAAACTATCTCATACTGTTAAGGTTACTAATCCTAAAACTAAAGTTGTAAGTGACATAGTTCTAGATGGATTAGCATCTTTTTTCGGTTAGCTCTACTCCATCAAAATTTACAGACCTTCTATGAAGTTAATTTTGCACTTATGCATCATCATAAGTGGCCATGTGATTATATTGATAACTTGATTCCCTTTGAAAAAGAGATCTATATGAATCTCTTAATGAATTATCTTAAAGAAGAAAATAGGCGAATGGAGGAGAGCCAGAGGCAACAACAAAAGTAGCATTAACTAATAGTGGCAAATAAGTTTACACATAAGTTTGTAAATGCTGGAGTAAAGGGTAAACTTACACCAGCACTTTTTGCTGCAAGGAAATCTATTACTGCTACTAATAGGATAGGTAGTACAGTAGCTAGTATTGGTAATGTTGTATGGGATATGAGGCAAATTGCTGTCAAATCGGCAGCAAATAAAGTACTAGCAGAACAGGCACGAAGAAGAGCAGAACAAAGAGAAAGGGATGCTGAAGCAGAGGAAGCAGCAGAACTGGATAAATCGTTACAGAAGGATGGTAAAGCAGCTAAACCAACCTCTAAACAAAAGAGTCTTGCCGAAAAGCATTTTGGTTGGTTAAATGGGTTCCTTAGACCTATAATAGAATTTTTTGGGTGGTTAATTAAGATTACGGTCATTAAGAGTATTCTTGATTGGCTGCAAGATCCGAAGAATAAGAATAGGTTAAAAGATTTTTTAAAGAAGTTTACTTTTGTTGTAAAGAAGTTATATTCATTTGTATCTTGGATTGTAAAGGATAATATTATTGATGGACTCGCAGATCTGTTCGGAGCTGGGGGTAAAGACGGTAAGGATTCATTCTGGGATAGAGTAAGAGGACTAGGTAAGCTCATGTTTGGGCTTACCATGATGCGATGGTTGCTCAATCCATTTGCAGCAGTAACTGATATTGTAGGGTTACTTGACTTTATAATGAATTGGCGATTGCCACCATTGAGGATAAAAGGATTAAAGAGGCTTTGGGGTAGACGGATAAAGAAAGGATTTAATGCACTTCGAGAGAGTAAACGTCTGAAGAAGATGGTTCAAACCATCAAGAAATTTGGCAGACCCATAATGAAGCCGATTAAGTTCATTGGGAAGCAGTTTCAGAATTTTAGGAAGGGTTTTAAGGGTATAACAAAGTCAGTAGATATTGCTAAGACGACTAATACATTATTTCCTCATATAGCATCTGGTTCTAAGAAGGGTAGTAAGGCATTTGAGGCTGGAAAACAAGTTAGGCAAACTCTTAAAAATTTCTTTGGACCTGGAAGTAAGTTTGGTAATTTATTAAACAAATTACCTTTTAAAAATTTCCAAGTTCCTAAACCAATGAAGCCAAACCTTTTTGGTAAGGCATTGAGTAACAGGTGGAAAAAGGCTGTTGATGGGATTAAAGCTGGTGTCAATACTATTGGTAAGTGGGGTAGTAATGGATGGGATTATCTAAGTAAACTTCCTAAAAAACAATTTGATAAAGTTTCTAAGAGATTCCTTGAACCTGTATGGAAACGAGTAAAACCGATTGAGAAACATGCTCGGAGAGTAATGGATCCGTTTAATAATGCGGTTAAAAATTCTCCTGTTGGTAAGCTTGTTAGA